CTGTTCTTTTTCTCTTCGCCGCTCAGAGGACGGTCAGTGGCGGCGGGGCGGGTGGGAGTATCCTCGCCGCGTGAACAGCCGCTGCAGCGGCGTACAGGGCGTCTACGGGGCCGGCTCCGCGGCGTTGGAAGACCCAGGCATCTCCGCGCCGTAGCCGCTGCGCGTTGGCGACGTGCTGGGACAGGAGCGGGTCGCGCGGGTGTACGACCTCTCCGGACCGCACCTGTTCTTCGAATCCGAGGCAAACGCTGGTCACTTCTCCCTTGATCTCGGCGATTTCCACCCGTCGCGGTGGCCATCCTCGCGTTTTCCGGTCGGCCAGGTCGGCCGCTACGGCTGCGGCGGGTCCTGCGGGCAGCCAGGCCAGCGCGCGGGGCCGGACGCGCTCCACGATGGCGGGTAGCTCGCGGCGTAGGGCCGCGGTGGTGTCCCACGCGGCGACGATCTCGACGTGGACCTGGCCGTCGACGACGGCGGCCGCGGCGAGGGTGGCGTGCCGGCCGTCGAGGGACACGTCGTAGGCGAGGGCGACCCGGTCGCGGTGGCCGGCGAGGTCGAGCGGCGTGTCGGTGCCGCAGTTGTGCCACGCGTCGGGGTCGATGGCCGGGTCGAGGAGTCGGACCCGTTGGCAGAGGACCTCGGTGCGGTGGTCGGCGAGCTCCTGCCCGCCGGCGGCTTTGGCTCGTAGGGCCGCGCCGAGGAGGGCGTCGACGTCGACGCGCCGGCCGAGGTTCGGGTTGGCCATGGCCAGCATGGCCGGGTCGTCGGGGTCGCATCCGTCGGGTGCGGACCATTCGAGCAGGCCGAGTCGGGGGTCGCCGGCGCCGGTGGCGATGTAGCCGAGGGCGGCGTCGCGGAGGCTGTCGAGGACGACGCCGGTGTCGTCGCACTGGTTCGACAGGACGACCGTCTGCGCGTCGGGGACTGCGTTCATGGCGTTCGTGGCGGACGACCAGCACGCCCAGTCGGTGTGCTCGCGCAGCTCGTCGCACAGCCACCGGTGCAGGGTGGTGGACCGGAACGCGTTGCCGTTGTTGGCGGCGAAGACGAACTCGGCCCCGTCGACGGTCAGCGATTCCTCGCCGAGGGTCAGCCGGACGGATCGGGGGAGCCGGGACAGGTACGGGTTCTGTTTGACCGTGTCGATGATCTGTGACCAGGTGCGTTTGGCGTACTTCCGGTCGGTGCTGGTGCCGCCGACGAGGGGTACCGATTCGACGGCCATCCAGTAGGTGATGAGGGCCTTGCCGAGCAGGGTTTTCCCGTTCTGCCTGGCGGCGAGGACGAGGACGGTCCGGAATCGGGGCCGGCCGTCGGGCAGAAGCTCGCCGAGGTGGATCGCCGCCCACTGCTGCCATGGGTCGAACGGTTCGCCGAGGACGTCGCGGGAGAAGTCGATGAGGTCGAAGCCGTACGACGTCGCCGGGGTGAGTTCACGGAGCGGCGGGGTCCAGATCCTCGGGACCGTGCTGCCGCGCGGCACGGCGGGCCCGGAGCTCGTCGAGCGGGCTGGCGACGGGGACGCCATTGGTCACCCCCTTGGTGAGGGCGGCCCGGGCGCGCGGGGTCATGCCGAGGGCTTCGAGGACGGCGAGCAGGGGCGGGCCGACCTTCTCGACGGGTTCGCCGGCGTCGACCGCGGCGGCGTATGTGAGGGCGAGCTGTACGGCGCCCTGGTCGGCCGGCGCGAGGGCGAGGACCTCGACCGCGCCGCGTACCGCCTCGACCAGCGACATCGGGCACCTTCCCGGTATTCCCTACTGGTTTAGTAGGTTACGCTGATCTCGTGGCCTGGTGGCGTCGCCGGCGAACCTCGAACACGACCTACTCGATCAGTGACCCGATCCTGGCCGAGTGGCTGTCGCTGGGCACCCCGAACTACGCGAACGTCAACGTCTCCGAGCACTCCGCGCTGGGTGTCTCGGCGGTCTACCGGGCCGTGTCGCTGATCTCCGGCACGATCGCGGGCCTGCCGATGCGGACCCTCCGCGACGTGGTCGGCACCCGCACCCGCATCTCGTCGTTCCTCGACGACCCGGGCGCCCCGGCCGGGCTGACGCCGTACCAGTGGAAAGAGACCGTGCTGGCGCACCTGCTCCTGCACGGCGACGCCTACCTGGCGCACGTGTTCAACGGGGCCGGGTCGCTGGCCGGGCTGACGCCGTTCCACCCCTCGGCGGTGTCGGTCGAATGGGACGACAGCCGCCCGGGCGGGAAAAAGTTCACGGCCACGCTCACCACCGGCGCCCGGGTCGAGTACGACGCCCGGACCATGACGCAGGTGATGGGCCTGTCGCTGGATGGGCTGCGTGGGATGAGCGTGATCGAGGTCGCCCGCAACGGGCTCGCCACGGCGATCGCCGGGGACCGGGCCGCCGCGAAGATGTTCTCCAATGGCGCGCTGTTCGCCGGCCTGGTGTCCGCTGAGGAGGACATCGACGAGGCCGAGGCGAAGACGATCAAAGAGTCGTTGGACGCGAAGGCGGCCGGGTGGGAGAACGCCTCGTCCGTGGCCGTGGTCAACCGGCGGTTGAAGTTCCAGCCGTGGACGATGTCGCACGCCGACGCGCAGTTCATCGAGTCCCGCCAGTTCCAGATCCAGGACGTCGGCCGGATCTTCGGTGTGCCGCCGCACCTGCTGATGGACCCGGGCGCGGTGTCGACCTGGGGTACGGGTGTGGAGATCATGAACCGGTCGCTGGCCCGGTACACCCTGGCGCCGTGGACGGCCCGGATTGAGCAGGCGCTGTCCCGACTCCTGCCGGCGCCGCGGTTCGTCGAGTTCGACTACGCCGGCCTGCTGCAGCCGGCGCCCGAGGTCGAGATCCCGCTGCTGATCCAGCAGGTCCAGGCCGGGCTGATGACGGTCAACGAGGCGAGGCGGATCCGCAACATGGACCCGATCGAGGGTGGCGACGAGCTCCGCGGCCAGTCCACACCGGCGCCCGCCCCGGCCGAGGATGTGGTGCCGGCGTGACCCTCGACCGACTCGCCGCACTCGCCGACCGGGGCCGGGCCATGCTTCGCCGGCCGTCGAACCGGGCCGGCGACTGGTACCGGATCAGCAACGCCGACAGTGCGCGGGCTGAGGTGTTCATCTACGACTTCATCGACGACTTCGGGGTGAACGCGAACGACTTCGTCCGGGACCTGCGGGCGATCACCGCCAAGGGCATCGACCTGCACATCAACTCCGGCGGCGGGTTCGTGTTCGACGCGATCGCGATCTACAGCGCGCTGCGCAACCACGACGCCCAGGTCGACACCTACGTCGACGGTGTGGCCGCGTCGGCGGCGTCGTTCATCGCGATGGCCGGCGAGACCGTCACGATCGAGAAGCCGGCGAAGATGATGATCCACGACGCGGCCGGGTTGGTGCTCGGCAACGCCGCGGACATGCGCGAGATGGCCGAACTCCTCGACGAGCTGTCCGACACGATCGCCGGGATCTACGCCGACCGGGCGGGCGGGAAGGTCACCGCCTGGCGGTCCGCCATGCAGCGCGAGACCTGGTACAGCGCGCACCAGGCCGTCGAGGCCGGCCTAGCCGACAAGGTCGCCAACGACAGCAAGCCAGCGGCGCCGGAGGACCGGCGCACGCAACTGATCCGGGCGCGTGCCCGGGTGGCCCTGAGAGGGTGAGATGAGAACGATCGATGAGATCCTGGCCGCTCAGCAGGCCATCCTCGACGCGTCCGAGGGACGCAACCTGACCGACGACGAGGTGAGCCAGTACGAGGCGTTGGAGGCCGAGCTGAAGGCCGTCCAGCGGACCAACACCATCCGCGACCGGCACGCCGCCTACGTCTCGCCGGTGACGAACACGGCTATCCACGTCGCGGCTCCCCGGCAGGATGACGGCCTGGAGCGCGCGTTCGACAGCTACCTCCGGTCGGGTCAGCCGAACGCCGACATCTCCGGGCTGCGGGTGACCAACGCGCAGGGCGAGGGCACCTCGGCCGGTGGCGGCTACACCGTTCCGCCCGAGTTCCAGCGCAAGCTCGTCGAGCGGCGAGTTCAGTTCGGCGGGTTCGCCAACGAGGCCGAGACCATCACCACGGCGGGCGGGAATCCGCTGGAGTACCCGAGCCTGGATGACACCGCGAACTCCGGCAGCATCACCGCCGAGCACGCGGCCGTCGAGTCCGGTGCGGACCTCGTGTTCGGCACCGTCTCCCTCGGCGCGTACAAGTACACCTCTGCGGGTGCAGGCTCCAACCTGCCACTTCGAGTGTCGGTGGAACTCCTCCAGGACTCTGCGTTCGACGTGGCCGGCCTCGTCGCGCGCAAGCTCGGTGAGCGCATCGCGCGGGCGCAGGCCGCGCACTGGGTCACCGGTACCGGCGCTGGCCAGCCGAAGGGCATCGTCGCGTCGAGCCTCACCGCCGACCGGGACCTCGACACGGCGGACACGCCCGACTACGAGGACCTGGTCGACACGCAGATCCTGCTCGACATGGCCTACGACGACAACGCCAAGTGGCTGATGGAGAAGGAAACGTGGGGCCTGCTGCGGCTCATCGTGGACACCAACGGCCGGCCGATCGTCCAGTCCAGCACCGACGGCATCTCGGGCCTGCCCCGCCGGATGCTGCTCGGCAAGGAGGTCATCCTCGACCAGGCCATGCCGACCCTGTCCTCGGCGGCCGACACGTTCGCCATCGCGTACGGCGACTTCCGCGAGAGCTACATCATCCGCCGGGTCGCGAACACGGTGGTGGTCGTCGATCCGTACACCCGCGCCGCGAACGGCGAGGTGCAGTACCACGCGTGGGAGCGGGCGGACGGCAACATCCAGAACCGCAACAGCTACATCATCCTCCAGAACAACACCTGATCGGGAGACGACATGAGCACTACGGTCAAGTGGGACCTGGCCGGCGCGAAGGTTCTGGGTGTCGACACGTTGATCCTGACTGACGCCACCGAAACGAACTTCGACTTCGGCACACCCGACGACATCAACCTGGCCACGGAGGCCAACTACAGCCCGGGCGACCGGATCCTCGTCGTGTTCGCCGGGCGGGCCGCTGCCGCGCAGACGACCGACGCTGTGACCTGGGCCGTCTACGACGCCGACGACAACGCGGGCAGCATCGGTACCCCGGCAGCCGCTACCACCCACGTCATCGACGGCGCCCTGGTCGGTGCGGTCACCGAGGACACCCTGGTGATCGCGGTGAAGGTCAAGCCGGGCCGCCCATGGATTCGGTGCTCTGCCGATATGCAGGGCACCACCGACGACTATCACGTCTCGTGCATCGTCCTGGCCGTCCCCAGCAACGTGTGATGTGAGGCCGCGATGGCTTGGGCACCGGACTACGCGACAACGGCCGAGTTGCGCGACTTCCTGCGCATCACCGACTCGGACGATGACACGGAGCTGGACCTTGCCATCGCGGCCGCGTCCCGGGCGGTCGACACCGACACGAACCGGCAGTTCGGCGTGGTCGGGTCGGCTGAGGAGCGGTTCTACACCGGACGGTGGGACTCGCATCGTTGCCGTTGGGTGGTCGACATCGACGACCTCATGTCGACGACCGGGTTCGCTGCTGAGACTCAGGACTCCGACGGGGACACGGTCGGGTCGATCGACGACTACTTCCTCGAGCCGCGCAACGCGGCCGCCAAGGGCCGGCCGTGGCGGCTCCTGGTCGTGAAGCCGGACTCGTCGTTCAAGCCGACCGGCCGTCAGGACGAGGTGGCCGTCACGGCGTTGTGGGGGTGGACCGCAGTCCCGGACACGGTCAAGCAGGCCACCCTCCTGCAGGCGTCGCGGCTGTTCGCCCGCCGCAACTCCCCGTACGGGGTGGCCGGGTCCCCGGACCTCGGCAGCGAGCTGCGGCTGCTGGCGCGGGTCGATCCGGACGTGTCGGTGGCGCTGCGCTCCTACCGGCGATGGTGGGGTGCGGCATGAGACTCGCCGACGTCATGGAAGAGGTCGCCGCCCGCCTCGGATCGATCGACGGGTTGCGGGTGTTCCCCCACCCGGCCGACTCGGTGTCGCCGCCGGCTGCCATCGTGTCCTACCCGGAGACGCTGACCTACGACGAGACCTACGGCCGCGGGTTCGACCGGATGACCCTGCCCGTCGTGGTCGTGGTCGGCAAGCCCTACGACCGGTCGACGCGGGATCTCATCACCCGGTACACCGACGGGTCGGGCGGCTCGTCGGTCAAGGCCGCGCTGGAGGCCGGCACCTACGCCTCGTGCGACGGCATCCGGGTCACGGGCGTCGAGTTCGACGTCGTGTCCATCGCCGGCACCGACTACGTCGCCGCACAGTTCGATCTCGACATAGCAGGATCAGGGAGCTGACATGGCCCGCGCGCACAGCAAAGAGACTCAGATCAGCGTCAACGGGACCGACCTGTCGGCGTACACCAACACCTCGACGTTCACCCGCGGGTTCCGCACCCAGGACGTGACGACGTACGGCAAGGACGACGAGGTCCACGACGTCGCCCTGAAGTACGGCACGTTCACGATGGGCGGGGTGTACGACGACGGCGCCTCGACGCCCAAGACGGTCATGGAGGCGATCACCGCCGTGATCGAGATCATCCGCAAGCCTGAGGGCACCGGGTCGGGCAAGCCCACCGAGACGTTCGACGCGGCCCTGACCCAGTACGTCGAGTCGGCCCCGGTGGCGGACTTCATCACCTGGTCGGCCGAGTTCACCATCTCCGACGCCGTTGTACTGACCACCCAGTGAGGTAGCCGTGGCCCTGACATCGAAGCTCACCCTGCAGCTCGTCGCGACCCTCACCGACGCGCTCGACCTGTCCACCGTCCGCGACCCGTTGGACTACACCTTCCGCGACTCGCTGGCCTCGGGGACCGGCGCCGACCAGGCCGACATGCTCTGGCACGACACCCGCACCCTCAGCGCGTCGGCGGACGAGGACCTCGACCTGGCCGGGGTGCTGGTCAACGGGCTCGGCGACACGCAGACGTTCGCACGGGTCAAGGGACTCATCATCGCCGCTGCGTCAGGCAACACGAACAACTGCAACGTCACCTCCGACGGGTCGGCGGGCGTGCCCGGCCTGTTCCTGGCACTCGGCGACGGCATCGTGGTCCGGCCCGGTGGGTTGTTCGCGTGGTACGCACCCGATGCCACGGGGGCGGTTGTCACCGCCACGACCGGCGACCTGCTCAACGTCGCCAACTCGGGGGCGGGCACGTCGGTCACCTACTCGGTCATCATCATCGGCGCGAGTGCGTAGGAGGCACTGTGGACAAGGAGGCGCTGTTCGCGCCCCGACTCGGCGACGCTGAGCCTGTCGAGATCCCCGGCGTGGGCACGGTCACGGTCCGCGGGCTGTCCCGCGCCGAGGCCATGCACGTCCAGGCCGCCGAGGACCTGGCCGAGAAGGACCGCCGCGTCATCGCCCAGGGCCTCGTCGACCCGGAGCTCGTGATCCCGGGTCTGAAGCACCGCGCCGACGGCAAGCCGTGTGAGAAGTGCGCCGACGCCGGCCGGTGGCAGCAGGCGTCGCTGGCCGACGAGCTGGAGGACGTCACCGCAACCATCACCCGACTGTCCGGGCTCGCACCGGGCGCCGATAAGGACGCCTACCGCACCTTTCGAGGCGAACCCGGAGATGGAGTTCGAGTTCTACCTGGCGAGCAGGCTGGGGATGCCGGTGGGCCGGCTGCGCCACGAGATGTCCAGTGACGAGTTCATGCGCTGGGGCATCTACTACGGCCGCAAGGCGCAACGCGAGGACGTAGCGCTGCAGAAGGCGAGGAGGTGACGGGGATGCCGAACGAGGCGGTCACCAACGAGGAGCTGTCCCGGTCGCTGACGCGCATCGAGGGCAAGTTGGACACGGTCGCCGACGACCACGAGAAGCGGCTCCGCTCAGTCGAGCGCACCCTCTACATCACGCTGGGGCTCGCATCGGCCGGCGTGACATCCGGGGTGGGTACGTTCGTGGCGTCGATGGTCGGTGGCTG